CAAATGGAAATCAAAACACAAGAAGATGCACAAAAGTTCCTTGAGAGTTTTGTTAACGATAGACGCAGTGTTAATACTCTTCGTGAGCGAAATATCAAGAAGATCAACAAGCAATTGATCGAAAACGAAACCGTTAAAGCCATGCGCGATTCTATGAAGGCTCGTTTTGGCTTTGATCCCGTTACAGATGCGAAACGATTCCCTGTAATGGAAACAGGTTTCAGCTGGTCTAAGGTTCGTAATAAGTTGATGAAAGAAGCTGATAGCTCAACTGCTTTCACTCAATTCTTGCGAGCTGGCTTGCAACAAATCGTCAATGGTATGTATCAGGCAACTGGCACCACCTTTGAAGATTGGGTTACGACTGTATCAAGCAACAAACAAGAAGAGCCATATGCACCAAATCAAGGCGTAGCCTTCCCTCGTGAAGTTCCACAAGATGGAAAATATCCCGAAGTTGGCGCTGCCGCTCTTGACTTGAAATTGGCCAACCGCAAGTACGGCGCGGTATATGGAGTGACTGAAGAATTGTTGAACGATGATCAATCCGGCACATTCCAACAACAGGCCGGAATGCTCGGAGAATACATGCGTATTCTCACAGAAGTTCTTTGTTATGGTAAGTTGGCATCTGTTGCCAGCATGCAGTACATTGACTTCCTTATTCCGCAAACTGAGACAAAGCCTAGCTATGAATCAGTTTACCCTTGGGCTCCAGCTGCGACACCTCTTCGTGGTGGTGGCATCACTCGCGCTACGACCTTCAGCGTATTGACTCAAGGAACTTTGCAATCAGCTTTGATTGCTCAGATGAGTCAAAAGAATCTTCAGGGCATCAAGATGCTTGTTAAGCCTAGCCGTCTAATTGTCGGCCCAGCTTATGCATTTGACGCCGCTGTATTGTTGAATAGCTCCTACTATCCATCAGGTGCGGCTGCTGCTGGCGCTGTTGGCGGTGCATTCGCAATCAACCCAATCAAAGGCATCGTTGATCTAACTCTCAGTCGATTCGTCTTCAAAAACGACGGCACTGTTGCTGGTGATTCTAAAGCCTGGTATGTGGTTGATGATTCTAAGCCATGGTTTGTTTGCCAAATGCGTGAACCTGTTGCAATCGTGCAAGAAGCCTCAAATGCTGGTCAATCTTTTGAAAACGATGTTATGCGTTTCAAAGGCCGCACTCGTATGAATGCGGATTTCATTGATCCACGTTTTGCTTATCAAGGTAACGACGGTTCTGTTACATCGTAATATAGTTGACCCTAGGCCGGGTGCATGCCGTACTCGGCCTATTACTTTAAGAGGATGAAATGTCTAGAGCACAAAGCAAAGTAATAAAGAGTCGAGAGGTGATGAATCCTGAGGTTATCATAAAAAGACCTAAGCGTTTATCTCCTGAGCTTATGAATCGTCCTGGCCAATTCAGGTCTTTGGCAGAGAGAGTCGCAAGAGATTCATTTTGCTATAAAAATTATCTGTGCGTAAGTGCACAAAATGCCAAACCTGATGACCGTCTTTATTGGTATGTTGATAGATTTTATCCTTATGCTCATGGCGGAACACTTTTCATTGATGAGCCAATCCGCCAGCATGAGATTGAAGATTGCAAAAAGAAGGCTGAGCTTTTTAAAGAGCTTGGTCTTAGATATTTAATATTGTGGCCCAATATTGTTGAGAATGACATATATAATCAGATAGGTGAGTTTTAATGGCATTGTGGACATCAGGCATAGCCGATATGCGAGTGCTTCTTAATGATAATGCCGATAGTAAGTTGCGTTGGCGAAAGCGTGTTTTTGGTGAACTAAATGGCGTCAATAAAAGATACAAAACTCTCGAGGCTCGTCGCATTACAGACTTTACGACCGCGGTTCTCCCCTCAGCTGTCTTCCTTAATGGATCTCCTTTGGCTGCTGTTGCTATTAGCAGTGATTCTGTCAATTTCGGTGAGTTTATTTTAGTAACCGCCCCTGTTGATGGAGATATTCTTGAGGCCACGTATTATATCCAATGGTTTTTAGATACAGAGATTGCTCAATTTTTGAATAGCGGAGCTAATTGGATTGGTATTGGAAGCGGAACATCTACTGATTATCAAGATGTTCCAGTGCAATTTAGAACAGCCGCGCTTAAGTATGGTGCTGCCGATGCTTATCAAATGCTGGCGCTTCGCTGGACTGATCATTTATCTATGCAATATAGAGTTGAGGATGCTCCTCGCGAGGAAGATGAAATCATAATTAATGCCTATTTAAAGGCAGCAGACATGTTCCGCAAAGAGGCTTTGAAGCTTAGAAATGATATTTATGAAGGAAGACAGGGGGCCGCTCTAGCCCCTATTTTCGCAACAATAGGTGGCACGATAAGGGATGTCCCTCCAAGGAGTTAGGATGGACGGCATAACGATTAAGAAAAAAGCTGATGGAATTGGAAAATCATTTGAGCAAATGCTAAAAAACGCTAATGGTCTTTCAGCTTATTTGAATCGTGTTGTCTATCGCCAATATCAAAACTTTCAGCGAACCAGATGGATGACAGAAAATGCATCAGAGGGTGATAAATGGAAGCCATTAAGTCCGGCCTATAAGCGTTGGAAACATATCAATCTTCCTGAATATCCAGGAGCTGGCGGAAAGATGCTTATAGCTAAAGGTCGCTTATACCAATCGGCAATTGGTCCAGGGGCAGATCATAGAAAGATTGTCACAAAAAACACTATAAAAATATCTGTGACTACTCCTTATGCTGATTATGTCGCCCAGGTGAGACCATTTATGGAATTTGGTCGGGCATCAATAGATGATATAAAAAAAGGTGTTAAAGAGTACATGAAGCATTTGGTGTGGAAATGAGCGCTAGTAATCTTTCAGAAATAACTAGGGAACTGGTTCTGGGGAAGATACGCTCTGATATCGCGGCATCCCTAGCGGCTATTAGGGTTATGCGAGCTGATCCAATTGTTACCACAGAACCTCCTCAGAGTTATTTCATTTATCAATCAATAGCCCAATACCGCACTCCTGCCGTTTTTGCCATTGTCGAGGACATGGACTTTAAAAAAGAACGCGGAGCTAACCACGTAAATGCGACAGTAAAAATCAATATCAGTGTTGTCGTTGAGGATAGATTGGGTGACAATGTGGTCATTAAGGCTGAGCGGTATCAGGCAGCGTTATACGATATTCTCGACGAGGCCGTGATAGACAGTTCTGATAACACTTTGCGAGTTGTTGTAATTGTTAAAAGAGCTATGTTTAGTCCTGTTTATATGAAAGATGATAAATCTCAATCAGCATTCAGAAAGGAAGTTCTTTTAGAATGTGAAGTTGAGCATTATGAGAATTTTTAATTATTAGCACGGAGGCTAAAGTATGTCTGTACCATCTTTTTCTACGATTGATCCTACAAAGATGATTATCAGCCCATCACGAGTTACGTTCGATGGACTTGATTTGGGGGGAACATCTGGCAACGTGACTGTGACTTTTGGTTACAAAAAATCAGACGTCAAGGCCGACCAGATTGGTGATACTATTTTAGATCGCTTCAATTCTGGCATTGACATAAAAGTCACCACAGAATTTTTGGAAGTCCTAGATCTTTCAAAGGTTGAGACTCTTTTCCCTGCGGCCACCTATATTTCTGCTTCGCCAGGAGCTTTGCAATTTAACTCTGCAATCACCACTCGTGATTCTGATAATGCTAAGATTTTGATTCTGCATCCTCTATTCCAGGATACTGCTTCTGAAAATAAAGACTGGTATTTCTGGAAGGCCGTTCCAACAGAGGAAAGTGAATTTGTTATGTCTCCTACTGAGCAATCGAAACTTAAAATTGTTTGGCAGATTTTGCCAGACGTTTCAGTAACTCCATATCGCTTCATGCGCTATGGCGATAAGGATTTAGTATAATGAGTTTCTTTGAGAAGCTGCGCCCCGCAAGGAGCGCAGCTAAAGAGAGTGAGTTAATTGCTGACTTAGATGCCATGATTGCTGAGCCCATCGCGTTTCGGCTTCATGGAAAAAATCATGAAATTCTTCCCATTTCAACAAAGGATTTTCTCAAATTCTCAATCGAATATGAGAAAATATTTGGTGATAAAAATAAGGGAGGAATGACTCCAGAGCAAGTTGTTGAACGTTGTTATAGAATGTTTAAAACACTCATTCCCACAATCTCAAAGAATGATATTGACAATATGAATCAGGCACAGGTGGGAGCATTATTCTCACTTGTGGTTGATATGGTAACTGGCAAAGCTCATGTATCAGATCCAAAAGATTACACGACTCAAAAAAAAAATCCAATGCTAAGGGCCCAAGGTTAGACGCTACAGAACTTATCACTGACCTATGTCGTGAATTCAAGTGGACGCCTGAGCTAGTATTAAATGAGCCCGCTCAGAGGATGTTTGCCATGAGAAATAAGGTCAAGCAATTGCGCAGAGAAGAGATGGGATATATTTTCCATGAATTATCGTGGATAGCTGCGATTCCCCAACAAGCTGTTAAATTTGGTGATACCCTAAGAAGCTCCTACTCTAAGCAAGCATTTGGTTCCCGTGAAATTAAAACTGATCAGCCAACAATTCCTAGGGCAATGGCTGCACAAATTCTCGCGAGTGCAATTCAAAAAGCGGGAAGGTACTAAATGGCAGATAATAAAACAACATTTGAGATAGATTTAGATACGCTGAAATTCCTAAAGCATGTTGGTGAAGCTAGAGAGGCTGTTGAAAGTTTAGGTGAATCAAAAAATTTACAGGGATTGATAGAGGGAATTCTTTCGGCTGGTCGAGCTGTTGGCGTGGTCGGTGCAGCTCTTTATGCTCTTAAAAAGACTCTAGATCTAACGATGGAGGCTGAAAAGATAAAGCAAATTGAGAATTCATTTGAGGCTCTGGCCAGTGGAGCAGGACTTGCTGCAGATGTTATCAGAAATGATTTAGTCGGAGCCTCAAAGGGGCTTGCCGATGACACAGATTTGTTACAAGCAGCAAATAGAGCAATCATAGGAATGGGCGCTAGCGCATCTCACCTCGGCGAAATTATGGATATCGCCAGAAAATCCACCGCAGTATTCGGTGGTGATTTGATTCAAAATTTTGAAGCAATGAATCAAGCTATCACTAATGGAAATACCAAAATGCTAAAGCAATTTGGTATTGTTATTGATTCTGACAAAGCATACCGAGATTATGCCAGATCTATTGGAGTATCGACAGATGCCCTTAGCGAACATGGTAAAAAGCAAGCCATTCTAAATGCTTTTCTAAAAGAGGGCAATGAAAAGACAAAAGGAGTTGATGAGTCTGCAACACAAGCAACTCAATCATTTCAAAGATTCTTAGTGACTGTTAATTCTTTGAAAGAAGCTTTTGCCGGCGCAGTTTCTCAATCAGGATTTTTCAAGACTGTTTTAGATTTCATGAGTGATAGCGTTTCTGGTCTTGCTTTATCTTTGAAGAATAATTTTGGTACAGAGGTAGATAAATCTACTGCCAAGATGAATGATTTCGCTATTGGCGTTCAGCGCGCTCAAGAAATGATTATTCATGCAAAGAAAAGAATTGAAGAAGATCCATGGTATGAGACAAAGACTTCATTAGATAAAGCCCTGAAAGATGCAGAATTAGATCTAGAAAAGCAAATGGCTGGCTATAAAGATGCTCGCGCCAAGCTTGAAGAACTTAATGCTCAGTCTGAGGCTAAAAATGCAAGTAAATCTCCTGTTACTGATAAACCATCTGTTGATAAGACTAAAGAACTTGAAGTTGAAACTAAATTTCAAAAAGAACTTCTTTCTTTACGGCAAGAAAGAATACGTGCTGAGCAGGAAATTTCTCAAAGCTCAATTGAATCTGAACGCCTAAATAATGAACAAAAAGCTCTTGTTGAGCAGCAGTTTTTGATTAAAAAACAAGAGCTTGATGTCATGTATGAGCAGGGCAAGCTTGCTAATAGAGCAATGTATGATCAAATGCTGGTTGAAACAGAGGCGGCAAGAAATGCTAAAATTCTTCAATTAGATGATGATCTCAATCGTCAACGCATTCGTGCTCTTCAAAATCATGCTGATCATGCCAAGGATACGGCTTCAGGGATTAAGGCAGCGTTTGCTTTAGAAGCTGAGAATTCAAAACAAGACTTAAACAATTACGGAAAGTTCGGTAAGGTCGTTTTCAATTCTCTTAAAACCAATGCCATTTCCGCATTTAAGGGCATGGGAGATGGATCAAAGACTGCTGGGGAAGCAATGAAGGGCTTCTTATTTAATGCTATTGCCGACATAGCAGAAGCCAAAGGTGAGATGCTTTTAATTTCAGGTATAGTTTCAAATCCTGCTGAGGCAGCGGCCGGCGCGGCACTTATTGCTTTATCAGCTGCAATAAGATCTCAGGCTGGTGGAGCCGGCGGCGGCGGAATAGGGGCCGGAGGCGGCGGCGGTGGTGGAGCTAGCGGCGGCGTTACATCGGCGACTGAGGATAAACCTGAGGCCAAAGAAGAGCAGAGAAAAAGCGTCAATGTACAAATTATGGGTAACTTGTATGAAACTGAGCAAACTCGGACTAGGCTCTTGGACATGATAAGAGAGGCAACAGATGCCACAGACTTTAAATATAATCAGATAGGGGTGCAATAATATGGCACTCACAACGAAATCATTGTTTCTCTATGGATTTGAAGTTACAGCAACGAACCGTTCACTTGATTTTAGAGCTGTAATGGCTGGCCCAATATTACAAGCAACTCTAAGGCTTGGCTTTTATTCATTGACAGGCATTCTTGTTGAGACCGCAAGGGCAATGAAAGAGGTTGATCCAACAAGAATATATACAGTCTCTAGCGACAGGACTTTTTCTGGCGGCACTCAAAATAGGACAACGATTTTAACCAATGGATCTTATTTAGATCTATTGTTTTTATCAGGGCCAAGGACGGCCTCAACGGTGGCCCCACTTCTTGGTTACACTGTAACCGATAAGACCGGGGCCTTGTTTTATCAAGGCACACTTACTGCTGGCACTTCTCTTGTGCCAGATTTTTGGGCCTACACATTTTTACCTCCTGAAATGAAGAGGAAGGTGTTCGGCGCGAGGAATATTTCAGCATCAGGTGAGAAGGAAACGGTCGTGTGGAATATTCAAAAGTTTTGGCAGTGCAGTTTCAAATATGAAACTCAAGCAAACGTTAAGACTTATTGGAGGCCATTGATTGACTGGATGATCCAGCAGCGTCCTTTGGAATTTACTCCAGAAGTCGGAAGTCCTTCGGTATTTTATGAAGGTACTCTTGAAAGCACTGCACAAGATGGAAATGGAATGGCGATGGATATGAAAGAGCAATTGCCAAATTTCCCTTTTCTTTATGAAACTGGGATGTTGGTTTTTAGACAAAAGCAAAGCTAAGGATGGTTTATGGCAGGCGTGATAGATGGAACACCAGTTGATGCGGCGACGACGAACCCAGCATTTTGTAAAATCAATGATACTGCAGCTACAGATAGTATGCAGGGTCGATATAATTTAAGTAATAACGTAGCCGCAAGCGGTCCTGAAGTAGCAAATGTGCAGAGAGAAATAAACTCTCTTAATTCATTCACTGGTCGTGTTGCGGGAACGGCTTTTAACGTTCTTCCATCTTGGACAAATAATGATGTTGGCGCATCTACTGATACAGTAAAGCTTAGGGCAGATAATCTTACTCAAAAATTTAATGTTTCAACTGGTCATGCTCATGACGGTACTGCTGGAAATGGTGCGCAAATATCTGCAAATCAAATAGTGAACACTCCACTTCTAGGATATTTCAATCAAGGAGCTGATCTTACTGGAGTGACTGGTACTTCAACAAACGTAACAACGCAATTGACTGGAAAATCTTCCTCGGGATCGTCAACGACGACTGGTGTTGTCACCAATACTCCTTTTAATAAGGTAGTAATTAGACAGGCAACAGGATCATCAACTGATGATGAATTTGTCGATGGATCTGGAAACGTAGTTTATGGGCGAGTGACTTTTTCTGCAGGAACCTGGACTCTTTCTTATTATGTCTTATTAAGTGGAACTGAAACAGCTTATTCATTCTCATCTAGCAATGTGAGATGGTATTATCAAGAGCTTTATAATCCATTAAATAACCCTCCTGTTTATTCTCAATTGGCCGTTGTCCCATCAGATAATCTCACACAAGATGTTGTTGATGCCACGTCTACTCAGAGGGGTCTTGTAAGCACCGGAACACAAAGCTTTGGTGGGGCCAAAACCTTTATTGATACAACTCAATCAACCACAAAAGACACGGGATCTGTGATCTTGGAAGGCGGTCTAGGTGTTGAAAAGAATATTAACGCTGGCGGCACAATCTTGGGTTCTAATTTGTCTGGTACTAATACTGGTGATGTCACTCTTGCTGCTGTGGGCTCTTCACCGAATGCAAATGCTGCCTCTCTTTCTGGTCAGGTATTGAATCTTCAGCCAGCAAGTTCAAGCTTTCCTGGAGTTATGACGGCAATATCACAGACTCTAGCAGGTATTAAGACCTGGGTTAATGGTCAGGTTCTTCAGAAGTTTTTTGCAACAAATAAGCTTGATGTCGCATCAACTGCATCCATTACAGCATTAAACTCTTCTCAATCATTTGATAAGCTTACTGGCTCCACAGCTACAACACTACACGGAATTGTTGCTGGTGAAGATGGTCAATATATGACTCTTCATAATGGCTCTAGTGCCACCTTGACTGTGAAAAATCAAAGTGGTTCGGCATCAGCTGCA